AGGAAGAAAGCCTAAATGAGGTCACTAATAAGCTCGTGACGGACTTAACTATCTTCGGGGGGTACTATCTACAGGTGATATGGACAAAGGCCACAGGCGAGATCGCAGAACTCTATCACGTTGACTATTATAAGGTAAGAACGAATGCAGATAATAGCGAGTTTTATGTATCTGACAACTGGCTGAAGAACGATAACGTAAACCCTCGGCCAGACTACGAGACTTACCCAGCATTTGATCCCAACAATCCTACGGGATCGCAGATACTTTACTTCAAAGAATACCGTGCAGGGGTAAATACCTACTCTTTGCCTGATTACCGTGGGGCTATCAGCTACATTGAACTTGATATCAGCATAGGTGAGTACCATTTGAACACGATTAACAACGGGATGTTCTCTAGTAAGCTGATTAACTTAAACGGAGGGAAGGTAAGTCAAGAGGAAGAAGACAGAATAGAGCGACAATTCCAAAACAAATTTAGCGGAAGTAAGAACGCAGGTAAATTCATGCTAGCGTTTAACGATAGTAAGGAGAACGAGCCTTCTATAATTGACCTATCAGGCACGGAATTAGACAAGCACTTTGACCTTTTGAACTTGACGGTACAAACTGAAATTTTCAGCGGTCACAAGATCACTAGCCCTATGCTATTCGGCATCAAAACTGAAGGGCAGCTAGGAGGCAGGAGCGAAATGCGGGATGCCTACCAGCTATTCCAGAACACCTATGTGAATGCAAAGCAAAGAGCGATTGAAGAAACGGTTAATTACCTTTTTAAGTTTAACGATATTATAGCGGATCTTGAATTAAAACCTACCGAGCCAATTAGCTTTGAATTTAGCGAAGCAATAATTTCGGCTAACATGACGCAGGACGAGATCCGAGAAAAGCTAGGGCTTGCACCTATTGAAAAGAAAGAAACAGCAGGAGCGCAGGACATCATTAACTCTTTGAATAGCCTATCGCCATTGATTGCTACCAAGGTAGTGGAAAGCATGGATGTAAACGAACTTCGCAGCTTGATTGGATTGCCTTCAAAGAACGATATCGTGACTCCTGAGAACATAGGAAATGAGCCTGCTCCGACTACAGTAGAAACCTTGCATTTATCTTGCAGCCACAATCAAAAAGACGATGAAATACTCAGCCTATTTGAAGGCAAAGGGGTATCCAAAGACGGTTTTAAAATTATTGAAACTTCAAAGATGACCTTTTCAAGTGGTGACGAATTTACAAAACAAGAACTATTTGCAGAGTATCAATTGAATGAGATTCAAAGAAAGATTGTAGGCGAAATCCAAAAGGATATAAACGCAACTATCCCACAGATCGCCAAGGCAGTAGGCATAGAAGAAAGCGCAGTTATTGAGCGGATCAATACTTTGATTGACGATAACGTGATCACGGAAAAGATTAGCCAAACGGGTCTAGTCACTCGCAAGATAACTAGCACGGGACAGGCAGCAATCAAGAGGCTAACCCCTGTGACTTCTTTTAAGGTGCTATACAGCTATGAAGAAAGACCGGGCATACCTGCACTACTTCCAGGCTCAAAATCTCGGCCTTTGTGCGAAAAACTATTTAATGGTAAAATGCTTTTTAATCGTGAAGAAATTCAAAATATTTCTAATCAATTAGGCTACTCTGTATTTCAGCTTTGCGGAGGTTGGTATACTAACCCAAACACAAAGGTAAGAACCCCGTATTGCCGACACGAGTGGAAACGTAATGTAGTAGTAGAAAAAACAAGCCGATGAGCGCAAATGTATTAATGATTTCCGAGCAGTCTTTCAAAGACTTTACGGTAGCAAGTGCTAACATAGACCTTAAGAATGTCACTCAAGTAATTAAGATGACGCAGGACAGGTATATTCACCCTATCTGCGGGACTGCGCTATATGACAAGATCCTATCTTTGATCCTAGCGGGTACGATTACTAGCGGAGGGAATGCAGTCTATAAAACTTTACTAGATAGCTATCTAACAGATACCCTTTTTAATTATGTGCTAGGTGAGTTGCCGATGGCGATGCAGTACAAGTTCGTAAACAAAGGAGTGGTAAAACGCAAGAGCGAGAACATCACAGAGCCTACATTTGCAGAACTTCAAAGCATCAGCCAATACTACAAGGGATATGCTGAATGGTACGCAGAACGGTCAATCAATTACCTGACTGCAAACAACACACTCTATCCTGAATACTTGAATCCAGGCAGCGATGTAACCACTATTCAGCCTGTGAGCAATCAGTATAAGGTGGCTATCAATTTAGGCCGTGGGGATTATGAAGACTACAGACCTTATTCAGAAAGATACCAAGGGAACAGATATAAAAAACCATTCTAAAACATGGCTTATTCTAAGAATGAAAAAAAACTCAAGGAATATTTAAGCAAACAAGATGACTCTAGTCGACCTAGTAAAAAAGCTAAAAGCGATCCAAGAAGCGCACCCGATGATCCGAACATTCGGAGAGGGTGACATCTACGATTATGTAGATAATGGAGGCGAAATAGAATACCCTGTACTTTGGACGGTTGTGAGACCTTCGTTTTACAACGGTACTACAATGCGCTATGATCTAGTGCTGCTTTTTGCGGATCTACTTACTGAAGATAAAAGCAACAGGCTACAGATTCAAAGTGATCAGATGCTTGTGTCTTTGGATGTGCTAGGAAAATTAAAACTTGACGATGATTATACCTTTAATACTGCGCCTAATGCCTCTGTTGAATTCTTTCAGGAACGCTTTGATGACTTTACAGCCGGTGTATCAATCGCTATACAGATTACTGCTCCAATGCCTTTAAACTTTTGTGAAATCCCTGTAATCGCTTAACCATGACAATGATCGAAAAAGATGCTGTTGGCATACCATCTACCTTAATAGCAATATTTGCAAACGTGACCACTATAGCAGGTCTTCAATTTGTGAATGTGATTTTCACTTTGATTATTTCGATCCTGTCGATCGTTTACTTAGTTTATAAAATAAGTAACGAAAGAAAAAAGAATCAACACAATGGCAAAAGCTAAGGCAGTCGCTCAGATCAAAATTACCTTTGGCAAAAGAAGAAACGGGTACGCAAAAAAAAGCTATTCAAAAGCATTAAACAAGCCTAAAAAATACAGGGGTCAAGGAAGATGAAAAGACAAATTAAATACATCGCTATTCATTGCACAGCTTCACAGCCTACAGCTACCGTGGCAGCTATTCTAAGATATTGGAAAGACTCTTTGGGATGGAAGTCACCTGGCTATCATTTGCTGATAGAACCAAACGGCACTATTAACCGATTGCTGCCTTTTGATAGTATTGCAAACGGGGTGAAAGGCTTTAATTCTATAAGCGTTCACATCAGCTATATTGGAGGGATCACCAAAGCGGGTAAGCCATTAGACAATAGAACCCCTGCGCAAAAGAAAGCGATCCTTGACTGTATAGCTGAGGTCAAAGAATGGAGCGATAACAAAAGCCTAATCATACAGGGCCACAGAGACTTCCCTAATCAGAATAAGGCCTGCCCGTGCTTCGATGCTAGGGCAGAATACAGAGACGCATGAGCAAGATTATAAACAATGTAAAGCAATGGAAGACCACAACGCTAGGGATAGTGATAATCCTAGCTAGTATTGCTTCTGTATTTGTAAAAGAAGTACTTTGGGCGGATGCGGTTTATGGTATCGGTGCAGGGCTAGTGTTAGTTTTTTCACCCGATACAATACTTTCTAAGTTTGGCAATTTTGTCAAATAACCTAAACAAACCAAAATGCAACTTACTAAGATTGCAAAAAATCTTCACTCCTTAAATTTAAGCAAGGAAGAAAACAGAATTGCTTTGCTTTCAGACATTCACTGGGACAATCCAAAATGTGACCGAAAGATGCTTAAGCGTCATTTGGATTATTGCTTAGAGCAAAATATACCGGTCTTCATCAATGGAGACCTTTTCTGTTTAATGCAAGGGAAAGGGGATAAAAGAGGAAACAAAAGCGATATTTTACCTGAGCATAATAACGCAAAATACTTAGACTCTATCGTAGAAACTGCGGTCGATTGGTTTAGCCCTTACGCAAGTATATTAACTGTGATTGGTTACGGTAATCACGAAACAGGGATAATCAAATACCAAGAAACAGACATACTTCAAAGGTTCGTTGACTTGCTAAACTACAAAACCAAAAGCAGCGTTTACACAGGTGGCTACGGTGGATGGCTTGTGCTTAGATATCAAATTTTAGGCAACACTCAAATGTCTAAAACCCTTAAATACTTTCACGGATCAGGGGGCGGGGGAATAGTTACAAAGGGCGCAATCAATTTAACAAGAGCCTTGGAATCTTACGAAAATATGGACATCTTTATTATGGGCCACATACACGAAAACTCAAGCCGAAACGATGTGCGGGATGCTGTCCAATACAACCAAGGCAAGCGATGCTATGAATTACAGCAAAAGCAGATTCATCTTGCTATTATAGGGACATACAAAGAAGAGTATGGGGATGGGTCACAGGGGTGGCACGTTGAAAGAGGAGCACCTATTAAACCGATCGGGGGAAGGATTCTAACCTTGCACGGATGTATAAACGCAATCAACGGATCTAGCAGCTATGAAGTACTAATTGATTCACACAAATTCCCGTTATGAAAGCAATACTAGAATTTAACCTGCCTGAAGAAAACCACGAATGGGGCAACGCTATAGAGGGAGCAAAGATGCGCAGCGTTCTTTGGGAGATGGATCAATGGCTAAGGGCTAAGATGAAATACGAAGATTTGCCTGATTATCAGTATGAGGTTTACAAAGAGTGCCGAAAGTATTTGCGCGACTTGACTATAGAAGAAAACATAGACTTAGACAAATGAACTTTTTTACAGACGATCAGAAAATAAGAATTGCTACCCTGTCTTTTTTAGCAGGGGTGATCCTTGCGTTTATAGTCTACCCAAAGCCTGAAGCAGAAACCTTTTACAAAACAGAAACAAGGGTAGAAACGGACACAATTTACACTCGTGTAGTGGATACGGTTTATGTGTCTAAAACAAAGATAAAAACAGAAGTTATTAGGGATACAATCCTTGTAAATTATAAGCCTCAAATTAGCCTGTTTAAGGCCTCCATTCCCAGCAGGTATGGAAGTACCCATATAAGCGGTGAAGTCCTTGGAGAAGTCCTGAAAATGACCTCCACAAACGATTTTAAGATACCTGTGGTCACGAATAATATAACCGAAACCAAAACAGAAACAATCGTTCAGAAACCGAAGGGAATTTATTTAGGCGCAGGGATTAATTCTCTGCTTCAGCCAAGCGCAAAAGCTACCTACTTGGATAACAAATATTTATTTGAATATCAATTTAACCCCCTACAAAGAACGCATCAAATCGGGGTATCAAAAAAGCTGTTTTAGTATGTGGATCGAGATAGATGTCATGCTTGGCGATAGCACTATGGATTGGAAAGAACTAGGCCTAGAGGTTAAGCATGAATTTGTTAGGCGTATGGTAAGGGTGGAGGACATCGCCTATGTGCAGGAATTAGTACACGATATTCAGGTGATTTCTTTTTTTGATAAAACTTCTTGCCTTATTAGGGGAAGCTACCAAGAGATCAGGGACGAACTGCTGCACCTAGATCAGGAAGGGCAACTAGACTAATTCGGATTTTTTCCGAATAACTGCATAAATTTTTACAAAAAGTCTACTTTTTTTTCACAATATCCTGAAGCTGATTCCAAATTTTAGAGTGACTATCGTCCCAATACATTTCACACTTGTCACCTTGAAAAGGTGGGCTCATGAAATATGACTGATATTCACTAGGGTTAGCGGTGAACCTGTAGCAATCATTTTTTAGAGGGCAGCCTGCCCCTGAACACATTGTGATGTCTGGCATGATTATATGCATTTAGGCACTTTGTCGCACTTTTGCCTGATTTATATGTCATTAGATATAAAATCATTTCTTAATGTGCAGTATAATTCACATTTAACAGCCTTTTTGTAAAGCCTGTTTTACGTTATGGGTTGATGACACTCCGCAAAGGATCTGAACCTATCCCCTTTGAGGTACTGACTTGATCTAAATTTAGATCTACCCTTCTTGACTAGGCAACCATCTTCAAACAAGATGTAAAATTCATTCTCAGCTATGGCTTGATTTATAGAAACGTATTCTATCCACCACTCCAAGGGCTTGCGGTTTTCGTCTATCACCCTGGATGCTTTTCCAAAGCCGAACGGGTTAATGATATCGCTTTCTTCCATTGTTTTTGTTGCAAGTTATAGGGTTTAAAAACTAGGTTTAAAAAAAATCTCACTTTTTGTTGAAAATATTTTCTAAAATGTTTTTTATTCTAATTTATTTATTCGTTTCTTTGTAGAAACAAACCCCTAAAAACCAATGAATGACTCAGAAAATTACTTTGACAAAGAAATCACATTCACCCATGAAGGTCAAGACTACCTGTGGATCGGTGACTACACAATCGAATCCTTTGGTGAAGAAGAAAGCGAATGGACTCCTGCCTATGGAGAAATTGAGGTCAAGATAGATCACACGCAAAGCCTTGTATCTTATGAACATGGCTTCGATGTTATCCCTACTCCTGCAATAATGGAAGCACTAGAATTAGAGATTGAAAGAAACTATTAACAAACCAAACCAAAAAACAAATGCAAAAATCAGAAAGTATTCAGAACCTAACCCAAGGCCTAGCCAAGTTTCACGCTATGGTAGGCAGAATCAGTAAGGACGCTAAGAACCCGTTTTTCAAGTCTAACTATGCAAGCCTTCCGCATATCATTACAGAGGTCGCAGAACCTTTGGAAAAGGCAGGGCTAATCCTTAGCCAATTCCCAAATGGGGACGGGCTTACCACGATGCTTATCCATGCAGAAAGCGGGGAGTTTATATCAGCTACCTACACACTACAGGTAGTAAGGCAGAACGATCCACAGGCGCAAGGGTCTGCAATCAGCTATGCAAGGCGGTACGCAATAACAAGCGTTCTAAACCTAGCAATAAGTGATGACGATGCCGAGGCAGCAATGCGACCGGTAAGGCAAGCACCTGCACCTGCTAAAGTATTACCTACAGAGCAGCAATTTGCAGGGATAGTTCAGTACTTAAACGGAACTCCAGAGCAGCAAAAGACAGCCAAGGAGGCACTAAAAAAATACACGTTAACCAAAGATCAAACAGAAATACTTGACGGGCTACTATGAACCTATACGAAATCACCAACGAGGCGCAGTATTTGGCTGCGCTTCTTGAAACAGAAGAACTCACACCTGAACTAGAAGCTGAACTGCTAATCAATCAGGAGCAACTACAGATCAAAGGCATCAACTATGCCAAGGTGATCAGCAATTACCAAGGAGAAAGCGACCAGATAGATGCTGAAATTAAGCGACTCAAAGCCATGAAAGAAAGCAGGGATAAGAAGGTTACATGGTTAACCGAAAGCCTTAAGAAGGCCATGCTAATAAGCGGAATCGAAAAGATAGAAAGTCCACTATTCAAGATCTCGCTAAGAAGATCCGAGGCGGTCGAAGTAGATGTTGTAGAAGCCCTGCCTAGTTCGTTTCAAAATGCCAAGACCGTAGTAACGGCAGACAAGATGGCGATCAAAGAAGCGATCAAAAAAGGTGAGACCGTATTTGGTGCTAGAATTATTGAAAATTTTAACCTACAAATAAAATGAAGCCATACCTATACCTAGGAAAATTTATACAGCGACCTGGAGACCTAGCCCCGAAGGGGGTGAAGTCTACCTGTCAAAATGAAAAGCTACCGTTCAATGAAACCTTTGAGAAAATATGGCAGCTTGCAAGCATGAAAGCCTAGTCCCTTTGGTTCGGGAACTATACACGCAAGGTCATACCAAGCACGAGATAGCCGAGATCATGGGGGTGCGGATAACTTCAGTTAATTATATCCTGTATCACATCTTAGAAGTATCTACAAATAACCCAAGGGCAAACCTAGTTAATGAGATGCCGAGGGAATTAGTGAACCGGGTGATAACCTTGTCCTGCTGGGGCTACTCCAAAAAAGAAATCGCTGAAGATTTAGAAATAAAATTCAAGCTAGTGGCCGATCTAGTCAAGGAGGCTACCGATAAAAAATTAATTGAAAAATTTTTGTAAAAAAGTATTGCATATTCTAAACTATTTATTAGTTTTGGCTATTCAATTATATCAACCCTAAAAAAAAGTCATGAAAATACTAGCAAAAATCTTGTACACGATCCTAGCATTTGCGCCAATCTTTGCGCTGTTTTATTTGCTAGGTCTTAAATTATCCTAAACCCCAAAACCAAAAAACGAATGGAAAATCTAACAATTAAAACCCTCAAATCTGTAGAAGTAGAAGCGGAGTTTACCCTCTCTACCTACTTTACTATCAGCAAGTACACATACTACAAGCTGCTAGATAAAAGCACATGCGTAGCGGTGACCTACTACCCTAGCAGAATGGATAATATTTTTGCGCTTGAGTTATTCCCTAGCATACGGGTAGAGAATATCCGCTATGTGCAGTATATCTTAAAGGAAGAAAATTATCAGGAGATCACAGAAGAAGAATTTGTCACAAATCTAAATGAGTGTAAAAAATTTATATCAGCCCTATGAAATCGACCGACTCACAAACTGCGCTTATAAAAGGATGGCTATTAAATGGCAAATCAATAACTCAGCTAGATGCCTTGAATATGTTTGGCTGCTTTAGGCTTGCTGCTAGGATCGCTAACATCAGGGAGGAAGGCCTAGATATAGTCACGGACATGATCACCGTAAATGATAAGAGAATCGCTCAATACTACCTATCAAAATGAGAGGGAGAAACCTAACAGACCAGGACAAAAAAAGAATCTTTGAACTGTGGCAGGACAGGATACCTACAAAGGTGATTGCGTTAGAACTAGGTAGATCCTATGCTTGTATTTATAACCAATTAAAAAGCAGGAATCTTGTTGGATAATCGAAAAAAGTTTTATATTTGAGTATTGAATTATTCCAGTGTGGTAGCTAGAATAATTCCAAAGGTTAACCATAACCTCGCCCGACTGACTACCACCAGTTGGGCTTTTTTATTTAATATGAAAAAAGAAGCTTATTACTTTTCGCACGATTCAAATGCGAAAGATGATCCTAAAATCCTTCAGCTACGCATGGAGATGGGATGGGAAGGGTACGGCCTATTCTGGGCATTAGTTGAGATGCTTAGGAATGAATCAGATCACAGGATGCGAACGCATTACAAAAGCATTGCATTTGCATTGCATTCGCAAGAGGATAGCATCCAAAGGATAATAAATGATTTTGATTTATTCGGTATTGATGATCAGTTTTTTTGGTCGGAAAGTCTTTTGAAAAGGATGGAGATGAAAGAAGAACGATCTGAAAAGGCTAGGGAATCAGCCAAGAAACGTTGGAATCAAAGTAATGATGCGAATGCAATGCGAACGCATAGCGAAGGCAATGCGGATGCAATGCAATTAAAAGAAAGTAAAGTAAAAGAAATAAAAGAAATTAAAGAAAAAGAAAATAAAGTAAATGAGGATTCACATAATGCGATTTTTAGAGAATTATGGAATAATAAGATTTGGTTAGAAAGATTAGCTATAAATTGGAAAACTGATTTGGATGAAGTTAAAAATCATTTGAATACCTTCAGGCAGGAATGTATATTTAAAGCTGATTTTAAGGAAAATGAAAAGCTAGCAAAGGAACATTTTTTTAATTGGGTCAAAAGAGGAAACCCGATTGTAAAAAAAGAAAGCCCAAGGGAAAATATTTTTGCAAAAATCTATCAAGAAGAACTTAAAAAATCAAAGCAATGAGAGAAATTATTTTGAAGCACCTGCAAAAAATGGAATTTGTTTGCGGATTAAAGCAATTCAAAGAATATAAAGAAAGTGATGCCTATGAATTACTTGACTGCCTTAACAATCTGTTTAAAAGATTTGGATGGATGAATGAAAGCCGAGTAGATTACATTCTGCACGCAGGGATGCGTGGACAGTACGGGGACTTCTACCATGTTAACGAAAAGAATGTGAGCGTATGGATCAACCAATACTATGCGCACCACCAGAGCCAAATCATACAGGAGGTACAGGCAATGAATCGAGTAGATCGTGAACCTACAGAGGAAGAAATAGCGCAATGGATAGAGATTGGAAAGCAGATATTTAGAGACAACTATGAAAGCGCAAAGGAAAGCGGGTATTGCAAAGACCTATCCGAGTGGGGCGGGAATTGGTTTAATAAGTTTCAAGAGCAAGGCATTTTAAAACCTTGGGAGTATCCGGTCGAAGACATTGAAAAGGATGTGCGCAGGGAGTTAAGGATCAGCACCAGGTATATAGATGAAGTCACAGTAGGGGCGAAGTCAAAAAATAAGATTTGGAAGCTGTTTATTTTGGAATCAATCAAGGAAAATAGAAACCTTGATCAGCTAATATGAAAATTCTACTAGCTTGTGAAGAAAGCCAAGCAGTCACAAAGGAATTTAGAAAAATGGGATTAGATGCTTTCTCATGTGATATTCAAGATCAATCAGGTGGACATCCAGAATGGCATATTAAAGGGAATGTTTTAGATATTATAAATCAAGGATGGGATTGCATGATAGCCTTTCCTCCATGTACTCACCTAGCTGTAAGCGGTGCAGCTTGGTTTGAACAAAAGAGAAAGGATGGTAGGCAACAAGAAGGAATTGATTTTTTTATGGCAATAGCAAATGCGCCTATTCAGCATATAGCAATAGAAAATCCGATTGGAATAATGAGCAATAAATATAAAAAACCAAATCAAGTAATTCAACCTTATTATTTTGGTGACCCATATTGTAAAAGTACTTGCTTGTGGCTTAAAAATCTACCTTTACTTTATCACAATAAAGAGCCAAATTTATTTGATCAAAATGTAACCCATACTTCAAAAGGGGAATTCAAAGAATGGGTAGATGGGAAAACAGGTAAAATAAAAAGGCAGGCTTTGTGGTATTATCAATCTTATGGTAAAAACGAATACGGTAAAATAAGATCAAAAACATTCCCAGGAATAGCGCAGGCAATGGGTTTACAATGGGGGCAATATTTAATCAATAAAAAAAATGAAAAAGCTAATTGAAAATCTAACACCTAAAAAGCAGGATCTATTTAGCATCCAGACTACGCTGCTGACTTGCTTTGCGCTGATCACTTTTGATTTTGACTGTGGCCTGTGGTTCATTTTTATTGTAGCCGGGGTTACGATAGCAATGGACTTTGTTTATAAGGCCTGCAAATGATTCAATTCAAGCTAAATCAAAAGCCACTATCCGTAAATCTGGCATGGCAGGGCAAAAGATTTAAGACTCCTGCATACAAAAAGTATGAAAAAGAGATCTTACTCAGGATGCCTGCGGGTAAAGTTGCTGAAGATCAGATGCTAAGGATTGAATTTTTCTTTGGGTTCAGCAATTCGGCTAGTGATTTAGATAATCCAATCAAATTACTTTTGGATTTGGCGCAGAAAAAGTACGGATTTAACGACAAAATGGTATTTGAATTGAATGTGAGAAAGTGCATTGTGAAAAAAGGTGAGGATTTTATACAAATGGGGATTTATAAAATGCTACCTTTTTAGATATGAAAACAATTAATAGCTTAAGCGGAGGCAAAACATCTTCCTACCTAGCAGTTCACTACCCTACTGATATTAATATTTTTTCATTGGTTAGGATTGAGGATATAAACTGCAAACCAAAAGATCAAAGCATAGTCAAATATGCATCTGAAAAATTAAGCATTGATTTTATAGCTACAGCAGAAAGTGATTTCACCTTGTATGCTATGCGTGATCTTGAGCAGTTATTAGGTCAAGAAATTATCTGGGTAAGTGGTAAAACTTTTGAGCAGGTAAACAAAAAAGCTACAGGAGGAAAAGGATTACCAAATCAGCAATGGAGGTTCTGTACTACAGAAATGAAAATGAGGCCTATTTTTGATTGGTGGTTTAAAAATATAAATGATAAGGTGAAGATGGGGGTAGGCTTTCGATATGATGAAAAAGAAAGAGCAGAAAGATTAAGCACATCATTCAAAGGAATAGTAGGAAAAAGAGGAACTAGAAATAGATGGGAAGAAATAGAATGGAGGGAAGGATATTTTCCTTTGATTGAAGATAAGATAACTCACTACCCAATTTATCAATGGGCACAAAAAAGCGGAATCATTTTTCCTGAAGATAGCAACTGTGTTGGATGCTTTTGGAAACCTGTGCAACAACTTAGAAAAAATTGGGATATTGAAACTAATAAGATGCAATGGTTTGCAGATCAAGAAAAAAAAGTAACTTGGAAAAAGGAGATGTCCTATGAGCAGATCAAAACAATAGGTTTGCAGCAGGATTTTTTCTTTGGAACAGGTAGCGGATGCCAAGCAGGATTCTGTACAGATTAGACAAAATTCACCTATAAAAATAGGATATTAATTTTAATCCTATATTTGAAGAAATAACAAACCAAATGAGCGTACAAGAAGGACTACTAATCAGGAAATCAAGAAAGAAAAGCGGATACACGCAGCTTCAACTATGCGCAAAGCTAGGCATCAGCCATGCACCAATCAATCAGGTAGAAAATGGATGGGAATCTATAAGCCTTTTTAACCTTCGAATGATCTGTGAGGCTATAGGATTAGAAGTAATTATCAAAGAAAGGAATGGCTAGAACCCTGCCCAAATTAAAGCTAGACTATTCTCTTGAAATCCGCTACAGGCTTTCAAGCGGGGAATGGTCTAAGTGGGTTAATCAGGGAAAAGGCAGCTTTCAAAACATTGAGATAGTACAGAAGCAAATAAGAATGCTAGCTGCCTCATATTACGGCCGACAAAAGGAGATCCGCTTTGAATGGAATGGATGGCTTTGTGATTTTGCAGGGCAGCCCACAGGGGAAGTAATAAGCCTGAAATGAAAGCGATTGGGTGGCTGTACGATCAGGAGTTTAAATATGTATTTCAGAACATAGGTAAGGATCTATGGGAAGATCTCAGGCAGGAGGTAGCGGTCATAGTCCTAGAATACGATGAAAGTAAATTACAGGAACTTGAGGCAAAAGGAAAGCAGGTATTTAAGTTCTGGATAGTTCGGATCTGCTGCAATCAAACGAACTCCAAGTACGGAAAGTTTGGCAGGCTTTACGGCAGCCTTGTACCCGTGGAAGACATAATGAAGTTCGTAAAAGAAGAACAGCAGATAGA